ATCCTGTGGTGCTTGTGCCGGGGAGTGCAATGGTTGGAACCACGACTTGAGCCGCCGTAGCCGTTGCGTCAATCAGTGTGCCCGCTTCGCCGGGATTCTTTTGCACATTGAACCCGCCCATTGGCGAGCGCGTGCTTGTAAGAATTGGCACGCTCACCGTCGAACTGTTCACGATCATCTTGCTGACTTGGCTGTACACAGCGTCGTCGCCAAGCATCTCGTTGAATTTGTTGGCGTAGATGGTTGGGAATAAAACCGTTCCACCGCTCGTCTCACTCAAAGCACGGATTTCGGTGTCGGTCATCGAGCGTGCGCCACGCTTCATGTATTGCGAAAAAAGGTGGCTGTAATCTTCGGAGCCACGGTCGAGTTGGTTTTTGTTCATAGTTCAAACTCCTTGCGTGTAAAAGAAAACACGCGGTCAAAATGCGGAAGGTCAAGTACGCTTTTGAACCTGCGTGCTCTCGGGGAGTTCGCGGAAGTCCACTCTCGTGATCGATCAGCGTCAGGCACTGTCGGTCGAGGATGTATTCAGTTATGACCCCATTATCGCAAACGGATTTTCGCTCGCAAGGGGGCTAGATCAAAATTGTGGAGGCAGATAGATCTTTGGCTTCTTGGCTTTCGGTTGCTCGGCTCGGGCTTCGACGCTGGTGGAGTCGTTTGCGGGAAACAAAACGCAACTCACCTCGAGAAGTTTGGCAAGTTGAATCACTCGCGTGCCTTTGGTTTCGCCCTTGGCGGGCGGCTCGTGGGTTTCTTTTAAGCAGATAAACCCAAATGAGCACTGCGTGACAATGCCTGCACGCACCAGCGCGTGCTCTTGTTCGCCTATGCCGTCGGGCAAGTCGCACTCGAAGCACAGACCCGAACGATCCGCGTAGACCTTGAGGTTGCCTGCGCTGACCCTACCTAGCGGCTTTGCCGTGTCGTGGTTCCAAAGCAAGGCGATCTTGTCGCCGTCGGCTTTTATCGACGCGTCAAAGCATGTCGGCTCTAAACGCTCGTAGCAATTCCCCATGTCGTATCGCTCCCAATTCGCGGCGATGCCATTTAGTCGTAGCGGCTCACCGGGCTGTGGCTCGGTTTTTTCAATACGGAGTGCGCCAGCCTTGCGTGTTTCGATGTTGCTCATAGTTGCTCCTTGTTGGTTTGAATGAGTTCTTGAATCAGGCGCGTGGCGAGTGCCGCGGCCGTCTCGGTGTGTCCTGTGATATGCCAGTCGGCATTGCGTGCCTCGGTCTTGATCGACTCTGCGAATGCGTTGGCGATGGCAATGCCGTCGCTTGCGCGGTCGCTGTGACCTTGCAAAACCAATAGCCCGCGCATGATCGGGGCGATCTCGCTGGCGATGCGTGCGACATCGGGTATCCACTTGGATACCTTTTCTTTTGTGCGGCAACCCTTGAGATACTTTGCCTCCGCTTCACAGCATCGAGTCATCGCCGAGAGTGCGGAAGGAAAGAATAAGTCCACGGCACGGTCAAGCGATTTTGTTTCCGCTGATACGGTCGGTGCTGTTGGCGGTGCGGCTTTGACGACATTCGTTCCGTTGAGAACTGTGGCAATCGCATCCTGCGAAAGTGTTGGGAACGCGGTCACGATCAACGCCTTCGCCGCATCCTTGGTCACAAGACCAGTGGAGAAGTTTGCCAAGATCGTCAAGATTGCGGCGACTTGCGCTCCGTTGAGTCCTTCGCTTGCGAGCGTCGTGCTTGCATCACCCGACGCTGGCACAACATCCGACGGCGGTGGCGTGACCGCTGGGTCTTGCAATACGGGAGTGGCAGAGGCCGCCGCCGTCGGTGTGCTTGTGTTGAGCGGGAGTCGGATCGACTCGCCGACATCGACGGCTGGCAATCCTTCTCGCGCTCTGATTTCGTTGGGTGTCAAGATGCCGTTGGTGACGGCGACCGCATACGCGCTGAAGCGTGTTGACATGTCGCCGCGCAACAGATCATCAAATGAAATGCGGGTCGTGACATCGTCGCCACGCTTAATCAACTTGCGATTGACTTCTTGCTCGAGTCGAGCCGCCCAACCCGCAAGCGTGCTCTGCACGAACACAGCGTTGGCTTGTTCGGCTGACGAGTACGACACGCCGTCGTTGTCGCCGACGCGGTGGCTCGGCACATTGAATGCGGCCGCAATCTGTTGGCGACAAAACTTCTTCATGCTGTCGAGGTCGCTGTCTTTGGCGTTGGTGGAGATCGCGTCGTACTTGAGACCTTCCTCAAGAATCGCAACCTTGCCCGCGCCTTGTGCGCCTGAGTGCACGCGGGCGAATGCCTCGCGCAATCTGTTTGCGCCTTCTGCGCTCAGTCTGCCCGGCATCGAAAGCACTCCAGCGGGTCGACAGTTGTTGGCAAAGAATCGAGATGTGAATTCTTGCAACTCTAATTCCATGCCGATCAGGTCTCTCATGCGGTGGATAGCCGCTTCGCCGAGCATGCCGTCTGCGCTTGGCCCGACCACATGCAGAATGTCGTAGGGTCTGAACTTGCGTTGCTTGATTTCCTCGGATGCTTTCTCGTCGGCTTTGCCTGTCCAGTATTGATAATAAGGTTGATTTGCCGCGTCACGCATCATGTACATCAGGTCAGGTCGCAGTCGCTCAAGTCCGATCGGCGTGCCTGCGGGATTGCGATTAATGAATGCGAACGAGTTGCCATAGAGCAAGCAATCCGAAATCTGCGCCTCACGAAACACAAACGATGTCATGTCCTCGTTGGCTTCGCAGTTGAGCAGTTGGTACACAGGATGCGTGACATCATTGCTCGCGCCGTCCGCGCTGTTGCGCAGAACTTGCCACGGCATGCGAGCCAGCGTCTGCGAGATCAATCGCACGCAGGCGTACACGGTCGGAGCCTCCATTGCGTTGTCGGGCGAAATGGTCTTGCCAGTCCACGCCCACGATGAGACATACGACTGGATGCCGCCGCCTATTGGCTGACCGATAGGAGTTGTATCCTCGAATAAACTTCGTTCAGGTGCTTTGCCGAGTGCGCGTGTGATGAGATCGATTAGACCCATTGCATGTTTCCTTCATTGTAAATTGATGTCTTGTTGTCTGCGTCTTTGTGCACCATGCACGCGAGCGCCGTGACGAGCGCGGCGATGCAATCGATGCGCTCGGTCGAACTGCTTTTTGATGGTTTGATATTGCCTGCGGGATCGGTGTCGATCATCGTGTTGGCCATGCACCAGTCGGCGACTGGATGCGCGGCGTGCTTTAACTTCTTGCCGAGCACGAGTGCCTCAAGTGCTTTGCATGGCTCGCTCAAGGTTCTGTAGCCCTGTCTACATTCGAGCATGGGCAGACCTTCCTGCTGTAGCCCGACAGCGAACTGCGTTGCGTTCCAAGGGTCGTAGCCGACTGCCTTCACCGAGCGGGCGATCTTTGAGATGTCGCGGATCTTTTGCGCGACAAACTCATAATCCACCACATTGCCCTGCGTAGTTAGCAATGAACCTTGAGAAGCCCAAACATCGTAAGGAACCCGATCGACGCGGGATCTGCGACGACAGCCTTCCTCGGGTGCGAATGCATACGAAAGAAAAACGACTTGCTCGGCTTCGTCGACAGTAATGACTGCGACCGATGTCAGATCAGTGGTCGTTGAAAGATCGACTCCGATGTAGATGTCCTTGCCCGCAAAGTATTGCTCGTCAATCTCAGGCGCGGCGCACGCGGCCCACGACTCAAGCGAGATCCATCGCTTCTTTGTCTCTGTCCACTGGCACAAGTACAACTGCCTGAATGCGATTTCGTGACCGGGTAACTCTTGCGCCTTATCGCATTCGCTTTGCAAGAATGATTCTTCAACGCTTACGCCGAGATTCGGATTCGCCGCACGCCACACCGCAGGCGACTTCCAATCCGCATCAATGGGTGCTCCAAACAGCACTGGCAAGTGAGCGCGGTCGACGACAGTGCCCGCACGGACTTTCTGACTGTACAAATTTTGCTCATAGCACAATGAGTGTTTGTCAAAACCCGCAGTCGTAATTGCAATAGTAAGTGGCTCCTGTCTTGCTCCCACGCCAGTCAACATCGCATCCCAAAGATCCCTGTTTGGTGCTGTGTGCAGCTCATCGAATATTGTCGTTGACGGACTCTTGCCGTGCTTTGTTCCTGCATCGGCTGACAAGATCTCGATCTTGCCGTTGTTCTTTGAGCATGTGATCGTGTTGCGATAGATCTCGAGCACGCTCGACAACGCAGGACATGCTCGGATCATCGCTTTGCAAGCGTCGCCGACAATGGCTGCTTGGTCTCGACTCGACGCGCAGCAGTAAACTTCGGGGCTGTTCTCTCCGCTTGCCAGCAGCGACCACAGCGCAAGGCCCGCAATCAATGTGCTCTTGCCGTTCTTGCGGGCGACCTCGATGTATGCCGAGCGATAGCGGCGCGTGCCGTCGGCGCGTTGCCAGCCGATCAGGTTGCCGACGATTGCCTTTTGCCACGGCTGCAGTTCAAAGGGTTGACCCGCCCACTTGCCTTTGCTGTGTTGCAACGCCTGCGCAAAGAATGCGAAAGCCGCGTCGGCTTTTGATTGCACGAAGTGATCGCCGTCGCCCGCAGTCGCAACTGCGTCGTAGCCGGGCAAGTCGTATCGTTTAAGATCCGAACTTGAACAGGTTTTTAATCGTGTCTTCTTTGCTATCGCCGCTGGCTTTCTGACCTTGTAAAGCAACCCGACTCGAAGCAGTCAAACCGAAGTGAGTGATGATCCGCCACGCCGCGTCACGCGACTCCCGACGCGCTCGTGCCCAAGGATTCATCATCGGTATGCCGCCTTTGCCCTCAATCACATCGCCACCTGACTTGACAGCCATGTGTGCGGCGTGCTCCCCGAGAGCAATTTCGTTTGCGAGCATGCTGACGCTGATGCCGTCCTGCTCTTTCATAACGCCCAACTTTGTAATCTGTGACACGACGAGATCAAAGATTCTTTTGCTCTCGATGTTCTCAGTGATGCACGGCAACATGAGCGGAGTTCCGTCAGTGCCGACAACCTCGCCCTTGAGGCGACGCGCCCCGCGTCGCGATCCTCTTAGATTTAATATTGATGTTGGTGTCGGAGCGGGGCCGCGTGTTCCCATGCGTGCAGTTTCGCAATTTTATTTTCGCTCGCAAGTGACGCGTGGAATTTTGTTACACTCCGCATGCGATGTCATCGACCACGCACACGCAAAGTGTCAATAATTGGCACTTTCGACCTCCAAACAACCCGAACACGCGTGTAAACATGGACAATCGCGCTCTTCCT